ATAATATAGACAATGAAACAAGGGAATACAGAGAACCAGATGGGAACGGCATAGAGAAGTCCAAAACAGAGGTTCAAAGAAAAACCTTGACAAAGAACAGAAAATGTGATACAATTAAAGGGGAAAATTAAATCCCAATTGAATCACAATAGAAACATTGAGGAGATGTTCTTATGAAAAAGACTGTTAAGATTGAGCTGTACCTTGACTGCACCAACGAATGGGGTGACCGCCGCTGGAATTATGTGTGCTCTGTGTGGGGTGACCACATTGAGTTTGACCGTTCCCGTTGGTACTTGCGTGGTGCCGACAATAGTCTGGTTTGTTGTGGCAATGTTGCTGAACTGCACGGTGACGGCACTGATTATTTTGACGTGAAGTTTAAGAACGTTGTGTGCTATTGATATCCACAGGCCGGAACTCTCAACCCTGTTGAGGGTTCTAACGTGGGGATATCCACGAACACACGTAATATTGTAGAGGTGTAGTATTATGAAAATGAAAAAGTATTATCCGATTCTCAAGTCCCGTGCTGAATACTGGTTCAGTGATGTTTTCAATCGTCAGCGGTGGGCCGAATACGTTATGGCTGTTCAGAAGTCCGGTGAATACAGTGATATTTACGTCCGGTTGGCGTGGGATATGGCAAGGATGTTTACAACTGCTGAGGAACGTTGTGGTTGGATTGATGATTGCAGTGCCAACGATAAAGCCTTTACCACGCTTGCTAAGAAAGTTGGTATGGATGTTGGTTATTTCTAATAGTAATTCCTAGGCCGGTATCCTGTACCTCTGTACAGGGTACTAACGTGGGAACTACCACGAGAAAGTGAGGGCATGAAAAATGTCTCTGTATCATTTCCAGTGTATCGCACCTATTTTAGCGGCTGTTGCTGTATGCTTTGGCCTGTACCTGTATGCTATGTTGAAGGGGTGGTTATAATGATTCGACTGTATCTCAAGAGCTACAAACCCACTGAGCTGGTTCAGCTCTACAATGCGCTGTCGCTTGCTCGTACTATGGTCAAGGCTGATGTTCTGACAAACACGGCAAAGGACTTGGACGAAGTATTACAGTACATATCTGGGTACATGGATGCAAAGGGGGATTATGCAAAATGAGTGCACGCCTTAATGGTTCACAGCTGGCCCACCGGGTATACAAGTACCTGCTGCCCCAGTATTCTGCTGAGCAGTTGCAGAACACTTATTATACCATGGATACCCGGGTATTTGCTGAGCCCGATATGGCGTTCTACCCGGATATTGAGAATCGGTTCAAATCGCCCACAGACGCTATGAACTACCTATTGGAAGAGGGGTTGCCCATCTGGTTGGTGAAGTCTGGTTTTAATTACCCGTTGGAACACTTCACCTATCGAAAAGCCGAATTACTGTTTGACCTGTAATTTCTAGGCCGGTATCCTGTACCACGGTACAGGGTACTAACGTGGAAATTACCACGAGAAAGGATTGTGGAAAACTATGTTGAAACTGTTAAAAGTCCCGCCCTAGTTGGGAATACCCGATTGTTAAATTTTTGACAATCTTATCGAAAAGTACCATAACTTGGACGTATAAAATCTCTATCCCGAACGCAACAAATGTCCATGTTAATCTGTACCTAGATATGGTACAATAAGTGTGGGAGATAACTTCCATCTCCTAATTTAGACGCTTCAACACAACACAAAACAAAGGAGTATTCATCATGCGTAAGTATTCTATCACCCGCCGTTCTATCGTCACCACTGCTACCGTCAAGGCCGTCAACCTGAACACCTTTGAGGTGGCTGATATGACTGCCACTCTTGAGGGTGCATTTGCTGACAACTCTGCCGCACTCAAGGCCGTTCAGAAGGTCTGGGAAAATGACGAGTTCAACCCCGTTGCCGTTACCAGCCTGTCTTGCAAGGTCAAGACTTATGGTATGACCGCCAGCCAGTGGTTTGCCAACGCCGATGTTATCGATGAAACCGATATCACCCCCGAGGAAGCGGTCCAGTTCGGCAAGCGTCAGAAGAAGTATGACGAGGACGCACAGTAAGTCTATCCGTTCAACAAACACATAACAAGTAAGGAGTATCACTATGAATATCATCAACAAGTCCGCTAACGTTGCATCTTCCTTTGACCTTTACAAGCTGGTTCAGTCCCCTGAGCGCAAGAAGCTGACCGATATCAAGGGCCAGAACATCACGCTTGACAAGTGGGTTCTGTACACTGAGCCTGACAATGACGGCAAGGAGATGAAACTGCTGGCACTGACCACCGCTGACGGCTCTGCCTACTGCACCAACTCTGGAACGTTCTGCCGTTCCTTTGAGAGCGCTGTCGCAATGTTCGCCCAGTTCGGCGAAGAGTTCCACGAGATTCAGGTAACAACCGGCACTTCCAAGAACGGCCGTGATTACATTGACTGCGTTGTGGTCGGCTAATCACCAGCACGAATAACAACTAATTAAGTAGAAAGGCGAAGTTCTTCTTAAATAAAATCACTCACAGTATCCCGGCTGGTGGCCAATTCACTGGCCGGGATTCTTCTATAAAGGAGATGAACAAATTATGAATCATCGCCAACAAGTAGCCGCTATGCACGCTAGAGAGCTGGCAAAGGCCAAACAGCAGTTGTTGCTCAAGGTGAATCAGTATATTCAGGAAGTGCGGGCAGAGGATGGTACAGCAGAGGTTACGCCACAGATACAGCGCTTGATTGAGCTGGATAAATATAGATTGCGTGATGTGCAGAGAATGCAGCAGATTGCAAGTGACCCACAAAAAGTTAAAGAGTATGTGTATGCTGAGAATGCACAAGGGCAAGTGATTAGTGGCGAAAAAGCTATAAAGCGTTATCAGTCTTATCAGCATTCCGGCATTGCCAAACCAGCTGACCAGTTCAAAAAGAGTGTTGAAACAGTAATTGATACTGTTAAAGAGATGTTTGTTGATATGAACGCATACAACGAGTTTGCCCGTAAGTTGAATGCTCTTGTTAATCAAGACATTAACGAACCTACTGAAGAGGAATGGCTTGTAACACACGGCGCATATTTAGCACGGTTGAAGAATCCCAAGGAGATTGAAGCATCCAAGAAATGGTTCATGTACCTCAATCGAGAAAACACCAGAGACATGGAACGAGCCTTTAATACTTTGCTAGAACAGGAAGGTGCAAAGGAAGTTGCTAGGCGCATAAACGAGAACTTAACTAAAATTATGGAAGCGGCTGTTATTGCGGCAATTGGTTATAACGAACAAGCTGGCTCTGCTGTACAGGATGTTCTAATAATACTTGCGCCAAGAGCAACCCGAGAACAGATGCAGTCAATGCAAGAATTGTATGACAGTCAGTTTGAATACGATGATTATGAGGAATGATATCTAATGTCACGTTCCGAAAAGTGGCGAACTTTCAGTGCTGACTTTGAGACAACAGTTGAAGAGAATACGAGACAACAGACAGCGACTGAGGTATGGAGTGCCGCTAGTGTTGAACTGTGGACTGAGGACGTTATGGTTTTCCATTCCATTGGTGAGCTGTATGAGTATTATGTATCATTGGACGAGAACATTGTGGTATACTTCCACAACCTCAAATTTGATGGAAACTTCTGGTTGTCGTATCTACTCTATGACCTCAAATTCAAGCAAGCTTTTGACCCAGCACCAGACCAGAAAGGCGGCAAGTTCAAAAAGAACTGGGAAATGCCTGACAGGTCGTTCAAATACGTTATCTCAGATATGGGCCAATGGTATACTATGACTATCAAAGTGAATGGACACTACATTGAACTTAAAGACAGTCTTAAATTACTTCCATTCAGCCTAAAACAAATCGGTATCAGTTTCAAGACCAAACACCAGAAACTAGATATGGAGTATAAAGGGCACAGATACGCTGGTTGCCCTATCTCTCAAGAAGAACTAAAGTACATTGCAAATGACGTTCTAGTTATTAAAGAAGCACTTGAATTTATGTTCTCAGAGGGCCACAAGAAATTGACAATTGGTTCGTGCTGTTTGGACGAGTTCAAGAAGGGTCACACAGTCGGAGACGATTACAGCACGCTGTTCCCAGACTTGTACAAAATACCACTTGACCCAGAAGTTTATGGTTCTAGCACAGCTGGTGAATGGATTCACAAATCGTACAAAGGTGGCTGGTGTTATCTGGTGAAAGGCAAAGAGTGCAAGGAGTATAGAAATGGTGTTACAGCAGATGTGAACAGTCTGTATCCCTCTGTAATGCACTCTGAATCTGGCTCAGATTATCCTATTGGCAAGCCTAAGTTCATTCATGTTGAAGCAAACGAAAGCGATATCTGGGACGCATACAATTGTCCTATTAAATATGACCCGTTCTGGTTTCAGCCGACAGAAAAGCCTAAAAAGCTGTGGGAATACGGAAAGTTCTATTTCTTCCGCATTAAGACCCGGTTCTATCTAAAACCCGGTAAGTTGCCTTTTGTACAGATTAAAGGCTCTTGGATGTACAAAGGAACAGAAGCACTGGAAAGCTCCGATATTGTTGGCAAAGACGGTATTCCACGTTCCGAATACTATGACATTGACGGTAATTTACATGACACACGAGTTGAGCTTACATTAACACAGACAGATTTCATTCTACTGCGTGAACACTACAATCTAGTTGATTACGAACTACTTGATTACTGTGAGTTTGATTCAACTATTGGCCTGTTTGACGAGTACATTGACAAGTATGCCGTAATCAAAAAAACAAGCAAAGGCGCTATGAGACAACTTGCAAAACTATTTCTAAACAACTTATACGGAAAAATGGCATCTAGCATGAACAGCTCTTTCAAGGTTGCATTTGAAAAAGATGATGGTTCTGTTGGATTCTACGAGGTGGACGAAAATGACAAAAAACCCGGATACATTCCAGTTGGTTCAGCTATCACTAGTTATGCCCGCAACTTTACCATTCGAGCGGCTCAACAAAATTATTACGGAAAGGACAAGCCCGGTTTTATCTACGCCGACACAGACAGTATACACTGTGACCTGCCGCCTGAGCAGTTAAAAGGCATTACAGTGCACCCATCGAATTTCTGCTGTTGGAAGTTAGAATCTAGCTGGGATATCGGCTGGTTTGTTCGACAAAAGACGTACATTGAGCACGTTGTAGCCGAGGACTTAGAGCCGATAGAGAACCCTTACTACAATATCAAATGCGCAGGAATGCCAAAAAAGTGCAAAGACCTGTTTGCAGAATCCTTTGACAACAAAGTTGCAGAGGACATTGAGAACGGCATAAATCCAAGAAATGAGGAACAAGCACTATCCGATTCTAACCTTACACCAGAAGAGATTGCATTTCTTAGTAAGACAAGAACATTCAAAGATTTTAAGACAGGTTTAACAGTTCCCGGTAAATTGCTTCCAAGAAGAATTAAGGGTGGTGTTCTGCTGGTTGATACTGATTTTACAATGAGGTGATTTTTATGAAAGTAGTTGACTTATGGAACAAATTTTATAGCTGGTCGCCGTATACAGATGTTGAAGTTGACGATTCAAAGTCAAGTGCATTTTATTACAGTCTCCGTTCAGAAGATGTGTTGAAGCGATACGCAAATAATGAAGTCGTGGAATTTGATTATGATAGCGAAAAAGACAAGTTGTCTTTGGTGGTGTAACTATGACAGTAGAAGAATTTTACCAGTCCTGCCAGAACTGTGGTTGGAAAACTGAGTTTGAGCTGTGGAGTTTCTTCACGCTCCTGTATCGTGGGCGGTTTGACCCCATGAAGAACCAGTTCAGAAACCTTCATGTGAGCACGTTTGAGGTTCGTAAAGGCAAAGTAAGAATCCAAGTTAGGGAGTGCGTAAGATGATTACACTAGAGGAACTTTGGTATGCGTGGTGTGACATTGACGAGCACACCGAAGTGCACCTTGCCTTTGACGATGAGGACGAGTTTGACACATTCAAGTTCAGTGAGCGTGACAAGTGGCGGCGATATGATAAGAGCATTGTTAAAGTATTTGCCGCTATTCAGCCTGATGGGCAGTTCCTTGCTACCAGAGGTGCATTTGACAAAGTTATGATTATTCTGAAAGGGTGATACTATGATAGAGTTGCATAAAATTTGTGACCATTCCTATGACCAGCGTACAGGCGGCTGTGACTGTGTTAGTTGCAAATACCACATCAAGCACTATCAGCCTGAGCCTAAAGACTGGTTTATCTTCCACAAGGTGACAGCGGTAAACGCTGGCGAGTGCTTACAGCAAGGGGGAACTCAGAATGGGTAATGGGATTATCCCTGCTGCAAAAGTAGCGGCAGAAGAAAAACTAAAAAAGAAGCACCTGTTAATCCGTATCCCCGGAGAGAACTATGACAGAAAATGCCTGTCTAAAGATTCACTCATGTATGTTGCCTATTCTCTGAACAGAGAGTATGTGCATTTGCCGGGCATCAACGATGGTGCGATCAAAGTTTCATCTCTGTCCAATGATATGCTGAGGTCTAAAGTTTTCATGTACCATATTGACACCAATAAGACGTTCACAGCAATCATTGCTGGCTCTGGTTTTACACTGTGGTACACTAAAGAAAAGGAGAATAAAAAGTGAGCGTAGTTATCGTGTTTGCAATTGCGGCATCCTATTCTATTTATATCACTGTGTGCAGATACAAGTATAAACTTGATAAGTCGGTGTACATTTGTGATGCACTGTTGATTCTTGCGGCTCTGCTGTCATTGAGGTGGTAATATGAAAATCGTTCAGCAAGAAAAGGAAAAACATTATGAAATATTGGGCACTCTTAAACCAACTGACGTTTGTTGGATTCACGATGCGCTGTACATGGTGATAAGTGTCCCGGATGAATATGACAACGTTATAGTAATTAAATTAGGCACAGGTGAGCTAGATTATTTCAATGATAGAACTAGCGTTGAGTTAGCTGATTGTTTTCTGGTTGTAAACGTATAAAAACAAACCCCTCAAGTCGAACCTAACGGAACGGCAAGAGGGGTTTTCTATATCCTGTCTCTGAGGTGTACCAAAGCGCATTGCAGATACGAAACTACATAGCGGACGGTTCATCGCCGTTGCAAAACCCGCCTGTATCGGTGGTGCTGTCTCAGAGGGATAAGTTAATTCACTACGCTCATGCGACATAAGTGTGCGCATAGCGCAGATTTGTTCTGTTCACTTCGTGAACTTGTCTTAGTAAGACAGCGCTTTCAAGATAACTTCCTTGCATTGCAGGTTCTTAAACCGGAAAGCGCCACGGTCAAAGAAATACCGCATCTGGTCTGTGAACATCTTGTACGCATTTAGCATAACATAGTTCACTCTATGGTCGTCTGTTGTGACAGCCAGCTTGAACTTGTAAGTCAAGTCTGGTTTATCGTCACAGTAAATAACACCTGTGTCTGGGAACTCTCTCAGGCCGTATTCCTTGTTCATGTAGCGGATTGTACCCAAGTAACGAGAAGCACCAGTAGGATGCTCAATGAATGCGGAGCTGTCGTTCAGGTACACAGCCTGTGTCAAATACACATCGTATGTATCACCGCTGAACGCACTGTTAAAAGTAGATTCAGCCTGAGCCTTAGAAGCGGCATTGACATATCCCTGTTCAAGTACCCAACCAACGCCACGCAGAAAGTTTACGTTGTCATTCAGGCGTGAGCTGACATTCATTGCAACGTAGTAGGGATTCAGCAGGGTAACAGGGTTAGACAGCATATAAACAGGAACATATCGAGATTGAGCACCCTGACCACGAGCAACAGAAGTGTGGATAGACCTGAACTTCTTTACTTCATCTGCACAGTAATGGTTTGTCTCGCTCTGGAACTCATCCATGAGCATTCTGGTGGTATCTGAGAAAAAATGAGAATACTTCTTAATCTGGTCTGCCGCATTGATACTTACAGCATAGCCACAGGGAACGCCGTCAAGAAACAGTTCATGGTAAATGCCAGCGGCCCTGCGCTGAGAGGTCATTGCGTGTCCTTGATAGAACAGAACGCCGATATCCTTAAAGAATTTGTCAGCGCATCCGTCAAGTTCATAGTTGAACCTATACAGCAACATGAACTTCTCTTTGTAGTTGATAAAGCGCTTGACGCAATATCTGTTGAACCAAGTAGTCTTACCGCCAGAACGGTTGGTGGTACACATATAAATCTCTGGCTTGTTACCGTTCGTGTCCATCAAAGACAGTAACTTTGTACCGTCATAGAAGTCACCCATTGTCTCAGCTCCTTTTTAGTAATTATTCCTATTTGTTCCATGTGGAACATTTTCTCTCTAAAATAATTATATCATACCTACTTCCATTTTTCAACTACCTATGGTATAATAATTATAGAAGCTAGACCGGAAAGGGGGTGAGCTTATGAGTACCGCCTATTCCGTTCCAGTGGAAGTAAAACTTGCTTTGGCCTTTATGGTGATTGACGTTTTCACCGGAGTGTTGAAAGCTGTCAAAAACAAAGAGTTGAACTCCACAAAGGCAAGGGAAGGAATTTACAAGAAAGCCAGTTTTATCTTGTTCATTGCGTTCGGCTATCTCGCTGATTATGCTATGGACTATGTGAACATGGGTTTCAATTTCCCTGCCGCCGCAACTATCTGCACTCTGGTTATCGTTACGGAAGCTATTTCTGTGCTTGAGAATCTGGGTCAGATTAACCCCGACTTGGTTAAACTGGTTGCGCCGTTCCTGTCTGCACTGAACAAGAAAGAAGAGGGTGAACACATTGAACACTAAATCGTATTATGTTTTCGACTACATCCTCAACCCCGATGAACAGTTGTCTCCGCACTTCAAAGCGCACGAGTTTCGGTGTTCTGACTTATCCCATGTCATTGTGCTTAACAAAGCACTTCTTGAACTGCTTGAAATCATCCGCAACCACTACAACAAACCTCTCATTATCAACTCAGCCTATCGCACAGTAGCTTATAACAGTTCACTCAAAAATTCCAGCCCTAAATCACAGCATATGCTTGGTAATGCCGCAGATATTTATATCTCTGGCGTTTCTCCGCTAAAGCTGTACACGTGGCTAAATTCTAAATACCCTAATTCGCTTGGACTTGGTATTTATAACACCTTTGTTCATGTGGATGTAAGAGAGGGAAAGTCACGATGGGACTACCGAACAACCACTAAATAATTGAGAGGAGCAAATTATGGAGCTTGCCGATTTCAATGCCAAGACACAGGAGCTTATCAAGCACTTGGGAGATAACGCAGACCAAGGCGAAGTAACCAACATCTTGGCAGAACTGACCACTGGTTTTAGCGAAGAGGTTGCCGCAAAAGCGACTGCCCTTCGTAATGTTGATGACCTTACTACAAAGAATGCGAAGCTGAAAGAAGACAACATGAATCTCTTCCTTCGTGTTACTGTGCCGGAAGAACAGCTCAAGCCCCCTGTTCGTCCTGAAGAGGACAAAGACCCCATCAACCGCCTGTTTACCAATGGCCGACTTAACCTCAAGGGCTGATTTGCGAAGCAAATCTTTACCAAACCATTATTCATCTCCCGCACGAGCGGAAGCGAGTTATGGTTAAACATTTTAGAAAGGATAGTGACAAACTATGGCAACTGCTAACGACATTGTGAACGCAGTCATTGAGACTAGTTCCACGCTGAAAGATAACATTCCGCTTGCTACCAATGCCACTTTTCAGGCAACTGGTGGCGCTATCATGCAGTACACTCCCTTTATGAATGAGTTCATCAATGGTCTGGTGAACCGCATTCTGTTTCAGGAAGCGCACAACATGACCTATGACAACCCCCTTCGCATTTTCAAGGGAGTTGATATCCCCTACGGCACTGACGTGCAGGACAGCATTGCTAACCCCGCTGTTGCTACTCCCTACGACAGCTCTGCAATGAGTGACGTTCTGTCTCCTGCTTCTCCTGATGTTAAGACCGTGTACTACCGCCGCAACCGGCAGGACAAGTACAAGGTTACTGTCTATGATGCCGTTCTGGCTGGCGCTTTCACCAACGCCGATACCTTCAACAACTTCGTCTCGATGATTCTGAACACCCTGACCAGCGGTGACAACATCGACGAGTTTACGCTGATGAAGGGTGTTGTTGGTCAGGCTATCAACGATGGCAACATCAACAAAACCTCTCTGCACGCTGGTGCTGACCACCGGGCCTTTGCTGAAACCCTTGTCACCGACCTGCGTGCCAAGTATCTTCAGTTCCAGTTCCCATCTACCAAGTACAACTGCTATCAGAAGATGGCTACCGCTAAGGGCATTAAAAACGCAACCCCCCTGACTACTTGGACTTCTCCTGACCGTATCAGCGTTCTGGTTCGTGCTGACGTTGCCGCCTTCACTGACGTTGAAGTTCTGGCTAAGGCGTTCAACATGAGCAAGGCTGACTTCCTTGGCCGTCAGGTGATGGTTGACAGCTTTGGTGATACCGGTGATGCCGCTAAGACGCTGGCAATCATCGCAGACAACACCTTCCTGCGTACCCACGACAACCGCTTCCAGATTGCCGAAACCACGTACAATGCAAGCACTCTGAGCCGCACCTACTTCCTGCATCACTGGGAGACTATGGCTTGCAGTCCGTTTGCTAATGCGTGGGCATTCACCGAAGAGTAATCTTCCTAACGTAACTGCTCCATAATTTTCTCTCTTACGGTAGCTGGTTGAGCTTTAGACCAGTGAGGGCGGGACAGGGGCAAGAGAGGTACAAATTATGTTTACACCAACAACTGCTTTAAGGCTACTCGACACTCCGCTCGAGAGTGATTACAGAAACACGCTGTGGTTTCCTAACCGAGAAGCACAAACTGCCTATTTTTTAGGTAGAACGATTAAAACCTACGAGAACTTCCAGTACATTAAAAAGAATAACACTATTGTTGTGGACGGTGAAGTGGACTTGCTGTATAACTGCAGCTACATCATGTACCAGAACAACAACTTTACCAATAAATGGTTCTATGCCTTCATTGATAGAATCGAGTGGGCAAGCAACAGTTCCGTCAGACTGTACGTTAGCACAGACGTTATCCAGACTTGGTTCTTCGATATCACATACTATGACAGCTATGTTGATAGATGCCACAGTGATACTGACGTTGCTGGAGATAATATCGTGCCCGAGGATTTCAGCGTTGGCAATCCGGGTGGCTATCAAGTGGCTGGTTCGACTGACCTTGCGCCAGATGGCATTGCGCTGTTTGCTACTTCCACTTATGCAGGAGAATCCAGAACTGGTTCTGTGAACTCTGGTATTTACTCCGGTGGGCAGAACCTTGTTGACTTTCACATCGACAACCCCGGTGTTGGTTCTATTCTTGACGGCTATGTTAAGAACGGCACAGCAACAGCGGTTATCAAATTACAACAGTACCCTTACAAGCTCAAGAACGGCCCTATGACTGTTTCCTTCTCTAAGTATCCCAGTTCTATTTCTGGCTATACACCAAAAAACAAAAAAATGCTCTCGTCTGCGTTCGTTACTTGTTTTATGAGTATGTACGGGCAGGAGACTGATTTCAACCCAGTGTTCATCACAGACAGCAAAGTTAATATTAAAGTTTCAGCTGACCAGACAAGTGGAACTATCAGCGCATTCGTTGAGAATTACAGCGATGGCTCTATTTCCACAATCTCTATGTTCGCTTCTATCCCGGAAAGCGGGTGGAGCTACAACCATTACAAGAACGACTACAACTTGCACAGCGGAAGTAATGCTATCTACGTTGAGCGACAAAAGAACGTTAGAGTTGGAAACACTGCTCAGGCAGTTGTTGGCTCTGTCGGTTCTATCGCTGGTTTGGCTGGTAGCGTAATTGATACTGTCAATCCTGTAACAGCTGTTACCGGAAGAGTTAATCAGTCAATTCAAAATCTGACTAGCAACGCAAGCAACGTAATTTCAAACGCCACAAAGGCGGCAATCCAATTTTCTGGTATTGATGAAATTACCCAAGACCTCGCCGCTATTTCCGAGAACTACAATGCACCTGCAACTGGTGGCATGAGCGCTTCTAATGGCTACATTGCTACTGGCAAAACCGTATTGTCTTACGGATACAAAGTTCTTCCAAGAGATATTGTTGAACGCTGTGACAAATTCCTTACTGTTTACGGCTACAAACAGAGCGAGTATAAAGCAATTAACCTTCATGCTAGAGCCAGCTGGACTTACATCAAAACCAATGGCTTAAATGCCAGCGGTGAATTTCCTGACGATGATATGAACATTATCAAACGTGCATTCAATAACGGCATATTCTTCTGGGTTTACACTGCAACATACGGAAACTTTAGACAAAACAATGCTATTGTATAAGGTGGTGATTATATGGCAAACTCAGCGGCAGAAACGCTAAAAGAATTTAAGTCTGCATCAACTGCCAGCAATGCCGTATACGCTACCTTAAAGGTGCAGCATACCGGTTCATGGATGGATGATATTCAGCAGATTTCAACAATGTGCGGCGTTCCCGTCCAAACGCTTTTACAGCTGAACCCTTGGCTGACTTCCAATAACTTTGTTGCAAATAACCACGGCTATATCACAATCAAAATAACTGCTGGTTCACCCCAAACTGGTGGCAGTAATGCGCAAAACAGCGTGACTGGTTTTTACAGCACCAATGAATGGTTTCACCCGCTTGGCGTTGGACTATGGTATTGTAGTCAAGCATATAGCCAAAAGCACTCTGCCATTGACTTGACAACCGGAACAGCTTGGCAGATTGCCGGAAAACCAGTTTACGCAGTTAAAGCTGGTACAGTTGTACAAAGCTACTCTTCTACGTCTTGGGGTTACACTGTTCTTATCAGACACGATGATACAAAAGACACAGACGGAAACTGTTACTATACACGTTATGCCCACATGGAAAAACTTGGACCTCCCGTAGGAACAAAAGTTTCTCAGGGCGACCAAGTAGGCACTTGTGGCAACACTGGTACATCTACTGGCGCTCACCTTCACTTCCAGATTTATTTTACTTCTGCAACTCGCACAGACTACACTAACTTTGATGGCGGCAAAGTAAGCCACACTTTTAGTGTAAATCCTAACGATATCAAAGACTTTCCCGGCATTCCTTATACAGACCACCATTACAGCCAAGTTGAGATGCACAAAAGTCCATACGTTACTGATGCTGATATCAAAGTAATACAGGGTGCGGCATCTGAGGACGGCACTGTTACTGAATCTCAGTTCAACGAAACTGTAAATGGAATTGCTGACAGAATCATTGCCTCAAAGAACGTTGACCCTTCCAGTGACTTGGCAAAACTTATTAAAGACTACGTTAAAGCGCAGTTAGATGGTATCAAAACAAATGCCGCTGAATACGCTACTGATATCCTTACAACTGGTGATTTCAGTGGAGTTCTTAGCAAGTTTTGTTCTGACGTTGTAAACAACTCAATCTGGTTTGTTGAAAACAAAATAGACAGCCTTCTACAATATGCTATCTCCGTTGGACAGCAAGCCGCCCAGAACGAAATTAACCAAGCAAAAACACAGCTAAAAGACTGGATTGTAGACGTTACTAAGATTGACCGTAACTCTGAACTAGGTGTACACACACTGAATCTCCTTGATTCTTATGTTGACACTATTGTTGCAAACGGTTGGCAAGCCGTTACTACTGCACTAACAACAGGTGATGTAAAACTAGCCACTGGTCAATTCTTGGAAGTAACCAAGAGACAGTCAATCGACTATGTTTGTGAACTTGGTTCTCATGCGCTAGCAAATGCGATTACTTCCTACATTGGTTCTCATTCACAAAGCACAGAACTTAACCAGATTGCCGCAGACTTAATGCCCGGCATCATCAACACTATGTGCCAGTCGATTGGCGGTGTTATGAAAGGCGATATATCTATTGAGCAAGCAGCTAAAAACGTTCTGGTTCAAGTTGTATCAACAGTAGCTACAACAGTTGTTCAAAAATATCTGGTTCCAGTCGTATCTAACTGGGTTGTTACTGGTTTAACTAATCTTGCAATTAACATCGCTGGTTCACAGATAGGCGGACAAATAGGTGCTGTTATTGCTGGCCCTGTCGGCTATGTTGTCGGCGCTCTCGCCACTGCTGGTGTTAGCTGGCTTATCAACTCTATATTCGGTTAAGAGGTGATTCAAATGTACAATTACGATAACGAACTCGCAGACAAAGAAGCATCCCACGCCGCTTACGCTGACTACTACTATCGCCTTAAATCTCTGGCTTGCACAATGTTTAAGTGGGAAGGACTACCTGACAGTGTGAATGAACGATATCTTGAATATTGCCTGTTCACCTACGGTAAAGCTGTTTTCTTCAACCATGCAACCCGTGGCTATATGTGCCTGAATGGCGCACTTCGTGGAATCAATTTCTACAATGAGCCTATGTATATCAGACCTATCAGCCCTGTGGAAACGTTCCCCGAATACGATATGAAGGACTGTGTACTTATCAGAAACACCCCCGATATGTACCCAACTTTCCTTACTACTATCCGTTACACACAGGACTTGTACGATATCGACCAGACTATCAAAGTCAACATCGGCGCTCAGAAAACTCCTGTCCTGATTCTCACTGACACCAAGCAGAAACAGACTGCACAGGCTGTATATCAAAAGTACACTGGCAACACTCCTGTTATCTACGGCATGAAAGGCACGTTTGACCCGAACAGTTTCATGGTTCTCCGCACAGATGCACCGTTCGTTGCTGGTCAGTTACAGGATATCAAGATTACGAAGTACAACGAGTACCTATCTTTCCTTGGTATCGGCATGGCAGACTTCAAACGTGAACGGCGAGTAACTGGTGAGGGTGAACAGTTTGA